GAATATCACCGAACGGGGAAGCCGACATGCGCGTCACGCCGGCTGGAATGTACCGGGGCACATGGGCTGTTACTTCAGCGGAATCCTCGATACCGCTCTCTGGCGCGATGTAGTATTCCCGAACGCGGGCATACGGACGGGCGTCGCTGGCCATGTAGATGTTCGGCCCAGCGCTAACTGGGCGGACCAACTTGCTGACCTCAAACTCCGTAGCAACCGCCACCGCGGCGGTCTCGGGAGTAAGAGCCTCGCCGCCGTCCATGATGAACTGCGTCTGCTCAGAGAACAGCAGTAGCCTCTTGTTCCACGGCACGCCGTGCTGGAGGATCGACACCTTTGTGTGTCCGACAGATACATCAATCGGGTCGGTATCTACGAGCTGGCGCGCCGACGTCTTGAAGAAATTGAAAAACTCGCCGGCCTCAGAAAGACATACCGTTTCTCCGGCAAGAAGGCCGAGGCGGTTCCGATAGAAGAACACGTCGTTAATCTTCTGCCCGACGAACGAAGGGAACGGGACGGTGTCGTCGTCACCTACAATCCGCTTATCCCACACCGCCTGCTTGAATGTAAACGTGCCGTCGGCTTCGCGAACCAAGATGTGCGGCATGGTCGCCGGGTCGAGTTCTACATGAACGTCCGGCTTTACGGTCTCTTCCCAGTTCCCTCTGTCAACAGCTTCGCCGGCGTTCAGTGGGACGAATTTGAGGTAATAGTCCTCGAAGTCCGTTGTCTCGTCGCCGTTAACGCGAACCACATACCCGTTCGGCCCAAACGCCGGGAGGTCGGCTACTGACCGAACCGTTCCCATGATAGCAATCAAAGCTTCACCGGAACGGCTGTCTTCTGTCTTGAGAATAAAAGACGATCCAGAGAGCCTGGTAATGACAATAATCGGGCCGTGCTTAGCAACGGACCACGAGCCGGACGGAAGAGCGGCCACAAGCTGGTTATAGAGGCTCTGCGCAATAACATCGGACTTCGGCGCGTCGGAAAGTCCGACATTATAAGACGCCGCTAGCGTGCCGTTGATGTAGACTTCGTACTTACATCCTGAATACGCGCCTTTGACGAAGACGATACCCTTCCCGCTCTGCGCCGGCGACTTAGTCGAGGCCTTGGCGACAGTGATTTCTCGGTTTACAATGAATGTGTAATCGGCAACAGTCGTCGCGCGAATGCTGGTCCCCGGCGTCGAGGTGTTCAGATACCCCCAGCCGTTGGGCGCATTGACCACCTTCTGAGTGCCGTCGATATCGTAGACCTTGAGATACCCGTCGAACACAGCGACTAGGTATCTCTCCGTATCATCTCTGTTGATGGCGTGGATGTACGCCGGGCCTAACGGCGTATTGCTGATCTTCGCTACGTGTTGAGCCGGCGGGCGCTTCTTCAGACCATCTACGATAGACGGCAACGCATTGACCATCTCTTCGCATTGAGATGGCAATCTGAGCGTCTCGGTCTGCTGACTAACGCCGTTAACAAGCGTGGGGATAGGAATAGTGACGAGAGCCATTAGAACGCCCCAGACCTGTCTAGAATGCGTGCCACAGACCAGCTATCGAAGATGCTGTAATTCGCCGTGTCGCCGTCATACTGGCGGAGATCGCTCAATGCCCTTGCCTCTTCTTGGGCCGCCATAGCTCGGAGCGTCTCGGAACCAAGCGCCCGATCGACGAAGACCCGCGCGGCGCGGTACTTGATGTAGGCCCTCGCCGCTTCCGGCAGATCGTTCCACGGCAGCATCCAGACGATCTCCACGCGCAGCGGGGAAGAGAACGTGTAGGTCCGGTTCTTCTTGTCGTAGAGGCGCTGCCCGCGTTGGACCGGATCGATGTCGTTGGGGCTCTTTCGCGTGTAGACTACCCGTAGAACCGTGTCCGGAAGAGTGATCTGACCATCGACCCCTGGGGTCAACTCGTAGTCCCGCTCGGTGTTGAAGTTCCAACCTTCGAGCAGAACCTGCCGAGTGACCTCGGTTAGCACGTTCTTGGCCAACGACGCGTCTGCCGACGCTTCGTCGATCGTGTTCACCGGAGCGCTGCCAATAGCGCTCAACATCGTGTTGATGGCATCGAGTTCGGTTGTGAGGCCACTCGCCATGGTTTACCCCGAAAAATAGCAGGCCGAGATTTCTCCCGGCCTGCTCACTAGTGTAGGCTGTCAGTTAGGGATTAGGCGGGCGTGCCGGTGCGAAGCTCGACCGCGCACTCGGGACGGAGAATGCCGTGGCCGACCGCCATACGGGCGACCATCTGATCGCCCTGATACTCGATCCGCCGGCCCATCTCGGTGGAGAGGTCGAGCAGCTCGACGGTGCCGACGGCCTCGCGCTTCATCACAACGCCCCTGGTCACGGAGAAGTCGCCGTGGTAGGTGTTGTGGGCGCCGGCGGGCGAAGACGTGATGGTAGTGGTGGGCAGGTTGTTGCTCTTGACGATCTCGATGCCAGCCACCCGGAGGACCTTACCATCCGAGTAGGCACCAGCGCCGCCCCAGTCCTTGTTGATCACGTTGGTGTTCTGGGCGAGCAGGTAAAACTGCGCCGGCTTGAGGATGCAGAACCGCATGTCCTCGCCGACGTCCTTCTCGTCCAGCGTCTGGGCAGCAGTGAACAGCGCAGCCGCGAGGACCGAACTGTCGGAGCCGATGGTGGCCGAAGTCACAGCGGAGCCGCCGTAGCCGCCAGAGATGGTCGCGGCGGCCCGAGCAGCGAGAACCGCAGAGATCAGGACCTGCTTGTCGTAGAGAACGGCCAGAGCTCGGCCAAGCTCGGCGGTGTAAATGCTGCGCACATCGAAGTTGTTCATGGCCTCGTCGAGGTCGTAGATGACCGCCGAAGCCACGAGAAGCCCGTCCACGTTGATCACACGCTCGCCGTGCTTGATGGCCAGCGGGCTGATCTCGTTGCCGGGCGTGAGGTAGTCAGCGACAGCCTTCCACGTGGCGGGGAACCGAGCGCTCTTGCCGCTGGTGATCCGCCGCACGAGGTGCTTGTCGCGCATGACGTTCACGGTCTCGAACGCCGTGAGAACCTCGGTCTCGAAGACGGTCTGAAAACCGGCACGATCGTTGCCGGTCGCGTTGATCTGACCGAGGCGGGATAAGGTAATAGGCATGTTGTGTCAGGTGTCCGGTGTGTTGGTGGGCCTAAGCCTCCTTCAACTCACCTCGCACTGGGTTGCCCGCGCTGCACCTCCGCAGAGGGTGGCACGGACCTAGGACAAAGGTAGTCTCTAGTAGGCGACTATGCTGTTACGCAAACTGCTAGTCGGCCGTTTCGCCGGACTGCAGGCAGAACTGTTCGTACTTCAAATTGTGTGCGAAAATTTCCCTCTGGGTCTCCTCGGTGTCCCGATCGGACCACGTAAGCGGGGAGACCCAAGATGGACACAGCTCAAGGACGGCGGTATTTGCGCATCCGCTCGCGGAGAGCATCGAGGCCAGGATCACGAGAGACGCGCTCCTCGATCGCCTTCGCTGCGCGAGCGGCCGCTCGGTCCGCTTCAAGGGTTGCAAGCCGCGCCTCCTTTCGGCCCTCATCCCGCAGCCGGCGCTCCTTGATGCGCATTGCCAGCATCAACACGATGTCCAGCAGGGCCGAGATGGCCGAGATGAGCTTGGTCATTCGTAGTAGTCTACGAGGCCGTGGTTTGGATCAAGAAAGTCGAAGCCGACCGGACGCCACGGCAAAACGGTGGACACCACGCGCAGCGACTGCAAAGGAACGGCTGTCGTTACGTACATGATCAGCTTTGTTTCATTCTCTCCACAAGACCCAGTGATCCAAATAACAATGTACTTCGGGAAGTCCAACCACGCCGTGTGCATGTTGCCCGTAGCGTTCGCGGAGAACCCGGCAGATACGTAGTGGCCTAGGTCTACAGCGTGCCCGACCCCCACATGGACGACCCCCGCCGGTTTTGCGCGGAAGAACGTGTGATACGCCCAGACGTCTTTCTCGAACCTGCGGTGCGCGAAGCCGCGCTTGGGGACGGCCTCGAGGTACATGATCTGCCGAGTGGCCGGTTGGGCCGGCAGATACGGGTCTTCGTCTCTGAAAAGCGCGATCCTCATTTGGACACCTTGATGTCGAACTTAGCGCCGTTTGCGTTGAGCTCGCCGGGACCGCGTGTCGGGATAACGACCTCGGTCGGCGGGTCTCCTTGGCTTGACCGCGGAGTATTGAGGTCGACCGGCAGTGGCGGAGGGGTCGGCTCCGGCGGCTCCGGCGGCTCCGGCGGCTCCGGCGGCTCCGGCGGCGCAAAGGAAACTTGGGGCCGCTGCCGGCGGGCATCTACCTCGCCGCCGCCCGCGACCGCTGCGTCGAACAGCGGCTCAGGTTTGATCGCGCCGCGCGCGTCTAAGACCGTGACGATGGCAACCGGGAACCCGAAGCCGACCACGAGGTCCACCTTGGTCCCGTCTTTGACGGTCTCACCTTTCTGCATCACGGTGAACTCGAAGACGCAGCGCGCCTCGGCCTGAGCTAACGCGCCGTCGGGGGCCAACGACATCACCGGCACGGGAACGCCACAGCCGTCGGCAGAAGCCCCCACGTCGATGCCCTTAAAGCCGGGGCCGGTCGTCTCCACCACACGGCCGCGCATGAACACAGCGCCGGGGAGGGCGGCGCGCCATTCCTCCCCGGCGACCGGCACGACGGTGAAGCGAACGAGACGGCCCGGCCCCCCGGCCGGGAGCGCGTCCCGACCGTCGAGGACCTTGTAGATCACCCAACAGCCTCCTTATCGGACTTGCTGGGCGCACCGGCATCCTTGGCGTTCGGCGTGATGATGCCGGCGAGAACCTCGATCACCCGGTAGACCTTGGCGACCACCGCGTCGTCCGCCGGGGTCGGCGTCAGGTTGACGATCGCGATGGCCAGCGCGTGAACCGCCGCGAGGACGGCGAGAACGCCCGACCAGTTGCTGTTGATGAACTCAACGATTTCGGACATGTCACCCCTTCCTTGCGAACTCACTAGCGAGGAGCTTGCGCTGCACTTCGGCTCGGTAGGCCGGGTCGCGCGCGTACCGCGGGTCTTTCATGGCATCGACGGCCTGCTCGCGCGACGCGAACCCGACCACGCCACCCGCGCCGCCGCCCATCACGACCCGCGCCGGGTCGGAGCCGAGCGCGGAGCGATAGCGCGCGGCCAGCCCGAGAACCGCCAGCCGGGCGGCCTCAGGAGACCTGCCAGTGACCACTTCGTTGAACGCCGCGATCTCGGCCGGCGATAGGTTAGCAGCGGCCCACTGCGCCATTGCCGCATAGGCCTTGTCTCCGCCGACCTCTTCCTTGATCTTGTTTTCGAACTCCAGCCGCTTGGGATCGACCTCCGGCTGCTCGTCCTGTTTGGCGGCCTCCGCGAGCATCCCGCGGATGTACGCATCCACAACGTGCCGCGGGTATCCGGCCTTACCGAGGAGGTTGTAGCTCTCCTCGGAAAGGCGCCCGTTCTTTGCGAACTCGGTATTGAGTGCCTCGACCTGTTCGGGCAGGAGGCCCGGCACGGTGTTCTGGCTCGGGGCTGCCGCAGTCTGCGCAGCTTGCGCGGTTCCGGCCTCGTTGGCTGGCGCCTGCTGCGCCGACGCGCGCTGACCGAGTTTACGCTCCAGCTCGACATAGGCCTTGGCGAGCGCGGCCACGTCAGGCTTGTCGCCGCGCATGAACTTCTCGGGGATCGGAACGTCCACCGAGAGGGCCGTGTCCTGCTGCTGGAGCTGCGCCGTCTGATCCATCAGTAATGCTCCACCGTCAGGCCGTACTGCTCGTTGGTCACGACCTTCTTAGGCTCGCTTCGAGGCGCCGCGACGTTGGGCGATAGGGTGCCGAAGTCTGGCATGTGTCCCGGCTCGACCACGAGATCGACGGTCTTGGGTGCCTCGTCGGTCTCGGCCGCCTGTCGTGCGGCCCGCGAGCGGACCGTTACGGTCTTCTTCTCGCTCACTGCTGCTTAACTCCTTGCTGAGGTAGGCTGTTGTCGATAATGGCCTCACCGGCCTTCTGCAGAACGCCCGGCGCGGCCTGTTGTGCCATCTGCGCCAGCATCGCCGCTTGCTGCTCTTGGGCGAGCTGCTCGTCGGACTTGATGAGACCGGCGGTGTCGATGCCCTCGGCCGCACCGAGCCGCTTGATAAGCTCGCCTGTGTTCAGGCGCATGATCGTCTCCTGCGGCCCGATGGTCGCCGTTAGGGTCTGCAAGAACGACACGATGCGCGCCCGATCGTTCCCGCGCCCGAGGGCCTCCATACCGGTGACGATGCTCAAACGGACCGCATCGTCCGGCAACGCCGGAAGTGCTCCAGCCTTTTGCAGCAGAGCCATGCGCCGCCGCACGTAGGGGATCTGAAATTCCGACGACAGAGCCGAGTAAACGCCGCCGAGCGCGCTCTCAAGCTCTTGCGCCATGTAGCGGATCTCTTCGGCCGTTACGCGCTCTGCTTGCCGCTGGACCGCAGTGTTGAGCAAGAACGCCATCTCCAGCCGCTGGGTGATGTCGGCCATCACCACGCGGGTCACCGAGAAGTCGGCCGACTTGCCGACCTGAAGGACGGTCACGTCCTCAGCAGCGCCCTCGCGAATAGCGCCGTTCTCGGCCTCGGCCAGCGTCTTGGGGCGCGTCATTGAGCCGGGCCGCACCAAGAAGAGCACCTTGGAGGCCGCTGCGGTCCCCTCGACGAGAGCCTTCGAGAGCGCTTCGAGCGACGCCAAGTCGCCCATGATGTCCTCGACGAAGGAGCGGCCATAGTGCTCCCCGTCGACGCGGATCATACGCAGCGGGATGAACGGCGAGCGGTCTGCCGGGTAGTCGCCGAAAGACCCGGGTACTTCGATCCCGTTGATCTCCTGATAAGACTGCATTCGGTCGCCGACGCGCTCGACGTGCGTGTAGACGCGCACGTTCTCGTCATCGTCGGCCTTGACCCCGACATACGCCCGAAGCTCGGGGTCGAGCGTCCGGCCGGCCACCTCTTCGCAGATCACGATCTCCAAAACGTTCCCCGCGCCGTCCCTGCGGACCACGTAACGGGTCAGCGGGATCGCCCGAGCGCCTTCCGGCATGACGACGAAGAGGACGTTGCCGGCGACGATCATGTGCTTGAGCGCCTCGTCGAGCACCGGGCGATCGTTTGCGCTTTCGATCGCCTCGATGATCTTGCGCTCGATCTGCGCCAGCGCGCTGTCCACCGAGGACTTGATCTCCGGCGCCTGCTCTAGTCCCTTCTGCACCTCCGGGCTTGCGATCAGCCGGAAGAACGGCGCGTTGGGCGGGAACAGCGCCATCAACAACTTGCTGCTCAGGTGGTTAACGCCCCGGCTGCCGACGCTCTGGTACGGGCGGTAGAGCCGCATCGTCGCGTTGTGCCCGGCCGGCGGGTACAGCGCCGGCACGGTCAGTTTAGAGGCGTCGCGGGCACGCTGGAGATACGGCTCTCGGTGGGGCGTCAGCGCCGCATAGCGCTGCGCTGCCGGCCCCGGGTTTTTCGGGTCCGTGATCA